AACCCCTGGCGTGTTGCCTGCGCCACCGCCACCGCCCGCTAAATTCAAAGAGCCATCACTTTCGGTGCCGCCTGCGCCACCGCCACCGCCTGCGGCTCTTAAATAACCATCTGCTTCATAAGTGCCGTTGCCAAAATCGGGAGTGGTGCCAAACAAATAGATATTGACTGTTACACTTGCGGAGCCAACAAGTGTGTCGCCACCATTCAATCCGTCAGCGCTAAANGGCCCAGAGCCACCGGCCCCCCCTTTGCTGATTGCTACCGAACCGTTTAAAAAAACAATGTTTACCACTGAACCAGAAGGAAATGACCCAACCGCGATAGCCTGGCTTACTGTGTTTTGACCAAAGTAGGGGCTGTCGAGAATAAACGTGTAAGTCCCTGAATCGACCGGACCCCCGGCAACTGTGTAAAGATTGTTATCAAATTCAGAATTAACGCCTAGGTCAGTGCCGGATATACCACCAATAAACGGGTTGTATGTGATTGTAGAAACTTTGTATTTGCGACCAACGCTTGTGCTGGGTGATATTTGGGTGACTTGGGATCTAACGCTTTGCTTTGCGTTGCCGTAAAAATCTTGATTTTCACTCGTAATTATTTCGATTACATCGCCGAGTTTGAAATTCAGGTTTGCCTCTTCAATCTCAAACGCTATCTTTTGTGGCCGGTTACTAAAGCGCTGTGCGTAGCGAACGGTGGTCAAATCTGCGGCTTCAATGTTGCTGGTCTTGTTGGATAGGATGATCGACTTGCCTAGTTTGCTAACCTTTTCTTCGCCGTAGAAGTTATCTCCCTCAAGGGTTCGATCATAAGCTAGGCTTGAGCGTAAAAAATTAACATCATCATCACTTTCAGTTAATTTTCGCTTGTCGTATTGCAAAAACGCCCGTGAATAGTAGATGTCCTCCGGCTCTGATATGGATATTGACCCATAAGTCATCTCAGCGCCCTCGGTTAACTTAGCGACTGTGGTGTTCCAGGGGCTTGTAGCTTTTAGGGTTATCTTGCCGATGCTGGTATCAGTCCAAATATCGAGCATAAAGGATGCGCAAAGTTTATCTAAAACCGTTGTACTCTCTTCTGCCTCGTAAAATATGGCGTCAACTGAGCCGGTCATGTTTGGCAGCCAACTGTTTAGCTCGGATGCGATCCCCGCGCTTTCATATTCAAAGGTAGATAGGTCGGCGTCTTCAAAGACTTTTATCAGTACATCATGTAAGTCAGCGTCAATAAATTTACGGCCCCGAAAAACTTCATCACCGGCTGAATGATCTTCTGGCTTATTGAATATGGTTCGTGAGCCAAGTGTAATAGTTGACGCTCTTGCCACGGTTAACGTTACGCTTGATGATGTGCCGGTTGCGTTAGTGATCATTAACAAGTCAGCGCCAATGACTGCTGTGAAATCATTGTAAGGTGTCCAGTCTGCAATATCGGCATTAATACTTACCGATGTAGTGCCGCTGGTTATATCGCTTTGTAGCGCACCCGTTACTATTCTGGGAAATTGGCTCTTTTCATCATCTGCTCGATACAGCACGTCTTTGCAAGTGACATTCCACACGTCAGACTTACTTTGCTTGATGCTTGTTACGATGTAGTGGTTAGTTTTAATGAGTGTTGATGTATAACCGTTGGACTCGTAATAACGAACCCGCAAATTTTTATTGGCCAGTATATTTCGAGACTTAATCTTGCCAAAGAAAGTGCCAGCGTCTTCAATGCCTGGCGAAGCGACTAATGCAGGGCTGGAAAGGTTCGGGTCGCCGATAAAGTCATTTAGCGTGATTGAGCAAGTAGCGCGACTGGCCACCCCGTTACCCGCTTTTAACTTGGGCGTTGTCTCGCTTACTTTCGTGACGCATTTGTAAACATCAGACTCCGACAATATTAAATTAGTATCGGTGAATTTATGCGTCTTTATTGCTGTCGAGTATGTGTTTTGGTCGGTGCAAGTTAATGGGGTAGCAAAGCCCGGGTTGCCGTTTATAGTGCAAGTGCCTGTAACCTCCGGCAAATCAAGCTCGACTACATAGTAATGGTACAGGCTCACGCAACCACCCTAAAAGACATGGAAATATCGACAAGCGTTGTGGTTTGTGAGTGTGTCGATACGTCAGAGTTAGACATTTCAAACAGCGCACAACTTTCATCTGGCCGGTTTTCTTCTTCGTAATCCAACTCTGACAACACACCGGTTTCATCATATAAAGCGTGTATTTCTTGCAGGTCACTTCTCGCCCAAGCCTTGTACGCGTTTTTAATGTTTAACTTAAGCTTTGGCGCGTTAATCTCCTGAACTCTGCGCGTGGGCATCCCTTGCCCTGTCGTTGTGACCCTATTGGCTTTATTGTTGGCTAAATAATAAAGCGACTGACCTGAACTTGTTCCCCAATCAATCCGGCTGGCCATGCCTGCTTGCATGTAGCTAATTGTTTTTGTGCCAGACCCGATTATCTCAACAATTAAACCGCCAGGTGTCGTGGGTAACGAAACATAAAACACTAAATTCTTGACGCTGCGAGTCAGGATAAATGACTTGCTAAATGATGTGGCTGTAACGGTGACTGTTGCGCCTGATGGTAGGTTTAGTCCATGCAGGGCGATATACTGACAGGCCCCTACGTTACTGATCGTAAATCTGAACGTTGATGAGTTACTGCTAACTATTCTTGAAAAGTCTGGGTCTTGCAGGTTAGCTAGTGAACCGCTTAAAATACTGCCCATTGATAGCGCGATTGCGTTATCCGCGATGATGTTTGTTTTACTGATTATCATTACACCCGCCCATCGCTTTGTGCCTGCCCGATTTTCCTGGCGATCACATCAACCACCTCGTCGTTGAACTCAATAACCATGCGCTGACTTGATGTGCCGCCGCCGCTAACATCGGTTACCGTGGTGCTTTGCTCCGAATATGACTCTACGGGTTGCTTTTGCCCCTCCGCTGGCGGTGTAACAGTTGCGCCACCTCCATCCGGTGTGGATGATAGGATCGCTGCCACTTGAGTTATACCCACCACCGCTGCCAGCGCAGCGCCTGCGTAATCCATCGTGGTCATGGCTTTTGTTATACTCTCAGCGGCGTTCATACCTGCATTGGCAGCGGCTAAACCTTGTTTGATTTTATGGGCTTTTTTGCTGTTATTGCCAAGGGAGGTTAACAGTTGGGTCCCTTGATCAAGTTGGGTTTTGGTGGACGAGTCAGACCAAAAGTTTTCCAATTTATCTTTTTTCTTTTTATCGTCGGTGTCTTTCTTGCCCAATGTGCCAAGCTTGGAAAAATAATCTTCATACGATATAAGCTTATTTTCTAGTTGTTCGTTTAATGACTCAAGCGCGGCTTCGTTCTTTTCTTCAAGCGCGTCGGGGTCCACTGTCTCGGGCGCGTAAGCCATGATTATTTCTTTGAGCTTTGCCTGGTATTCTTCTTGAGATATGAGCTTGTGATTTAGTATTTCTTCGAGGGATTTTTGCTCGTTTACGATGGCCTCAAGCTTGGCCTCCTCTTCGGTTTGGGCTATATCTCGCGCCCGGCTGGTGTAGTCAGCTTCAATCTGAGATTTGAGATCGTTCTTTTCTTTTAGCTTTTCGGCTGTTAACTCGTTTTCAGCGTCAAACATGCCCTCTAGGATTTCAAGACGCGCGGCTTTTTCATCGTAAAGCAGTTTTAGTTCGGATTTCTGCGCGTCTTGCCGGGCTTTTAAATCTGCCGCAAGTTTTTCTTCAAGCTTGATTTCATCTGCGCCATTTTTGCCGCCCGTACTGCTTGATTCTTCCTCTGGCTTGGCGTCTTCATCAATGGCCGCAAGCGCTTGTTTGATTTCTAGTATTTTTTTCTGTGCGGCAAGGTTGTCTTCGGCTAGAGCTAAATTAACTAACTGATCTGCTAGGAACCCATCACTAACGTTCCCAGCGCTTGCTTTATTAAGTAATTCAGCCCGGTCTTTCGCCAACTGCTTTGTAAGTTCGTCAATCTCGTCCAGATTATCAATATCTTTGATTAAGTCTTGATCTTGGTAAATCCTAAACACTTTTGTTTTGGTCGCTGACTCTTTGAAAAACCCGGTGAATGACTCAAGCAACTCATTCATTTTAGGGATCAAGGGCACAACGGCGTTTTGCATCATGTTAGTGAATGAAGCGGTTGCTAAATCTACGTTATCAGCCAAGTCTTTAAACTGCGCCTTCTCGTCGTCAGTAAGCTCAATGTTTATTTTGTCGTACTTGTCGCCCAGGTCTTTTGCTGCGGCCCCGCCGTCTTTTAAAAGTGGTATTAGCCGGGTAGTGTCAGATGCCATGCCCTCAAGTGCAAAGCTCATTTGCTGGCTGCTCTTGCCTGCTGCATCCATTTTGTTAACCATACTTTGCAGGACTTCTTGCCCACTCATGGTTTCAAATTCACGCGCTAGTTCGGCAGCTTGGGTTGACGTGTAGCCCATAACATCAGCAAAGTCTTGGAACGCACCGCCGCCAGTGGCTAAAAAGTCGCCCACTTTCTCTTGGGTGTCTTTCATTATGTCGCCGAATTTCTCGCCGCTTATCCCTGCCGTGCCCATAATAAAGGACATTTTCTTAAATTCTTCGCTGTTCATGTTAGCGGCTGCGGCCATCGCTTCGGTTTCGCGAATAGATCTGCCTTGCGCAACGGCAAAAGCAGTAACAGCTGTGGCGGCGGCAGTAACTGCTGCAGCGAAAATGCCTACACCTTTGCCAACCGATGATAAGTTTTTACCGAAACTTGAGCTTGTTTTTTCGGTTTTCTTTAGATCGTCGGTCAACTTTCCGCTTTCAGTTTGCGATTTTTTAAGCTCGTCACGCAGCTTTTTTGTATCAGCCGCAATTTCAAACAGGAATTTTTCAGTGCTCATGCAATTAAGTACCTGGCAATTTTCGCGCCGTTAGCTTTTCGTTCAGCATTTATCATCATCGACACGTCAACGGCTCCCGATTCAGTTTTAAGGTTTAAAATGTGGTGAATTTCTGGATAGTCGAGCCGCCACGCTTCGCTAGGGGCTATTTTCTCTTTACTTACTAGCGCTTTAAAGAAGCCCCAATAATCAACGCTGAACGACTCTTGCTTGCCCGTTTTAGGCAGGGTTATCCAGTTGGTTGCTTTTTTTTTATGTCGCCCAGGGCTTCTTTAAACTCGGTGTCTACTTGATTGGCAAGATCGAACAAAACCAAAGGCCAAGGCTGGATAAATTCGCTATTTTCATCTTCAATAGGTCGCCAACCTGCGCGAAACATAGCGTCCTGAAGTTGCTCAAGTTCAATAGAGTTATCACCTTGTTTAACCAGCGCATGAAGTGCCTCGGAAGCGGTTTCAAAGTCAACGCACTGATAAAGCGATCGCATTAGTGTAAGCGTGGGCTTGTCTTGATTTTCGATGTAACTTTCAAGAAATGATACGAGCGTAAACCATAGATCCTTGCCCGTTTTAGCCTTGAACTGGCGCATTGCGTCGAGGTTCATTTTGCAGGGGTAATTTTTATAGCAAAGTTTGAATTGCATTAAATATCTTCTCCCACTGACAAAATACTGATTGAGGTAGTTACCTTGTCACCCATGGGTAGTGCGTCAGACGGCGCGTTAGGGATACCAAAAAAGCGAACCTGATCGGCTATTAATTCAGAGCCATAATCCAGCATGTACTCACTAATAACACCTGCAAGTGCGCTGGCTTTAATCAGTTTGTACTCTGCATCGTTGCTATAAACTAACGTCCCGGTAACCGTGCGCCCTTTTGTTGACAGATCCGCATTCATCAGCGTGATGAAGTCGTCAGTTGACTTGCTGCTGATATCGACAGGTGTGCCGTTGAACGTTGATGTAAGCTCCATTTGCCCGACCAGTGCCATATCAAAGGCACCATCAAAACGGTACAATAGGCAACTTGTACCGTTGGTTTCACCGGCCATTATTAAATAGCCGCTGTGTGGGTTACTTCGCCGCTCGACAGGAACGTAAGCGAAGTGGTTACCTTGTCACCCATGGGTAACGCGTCAGATAGGCCGTTAGGCACCATGGATGCCGAGAATAACTCCCCTGTGTCACCGTAGGCGATAGAATAAGCAGATTGAGCGCCGGTTAATGCATCGGCTCTAACGCCTTTGTATGTCACATCGCTGTTGTATACCAACGTGCCAGATAGTTGCATTTGCTTGCCTGCTAACTCACCGTCTAATAACGTTACCCAGTCTTGATGTGACTTATTGCTGATATCGATGGGCGTACCGTTAAATGTCATTGTCGCTTCCATTTGACCAATGATTTCAGTCGCGCCTTTTTTGATTAATACTTTTGTGCCGTTAATTTCGCCAGCCATGGGGGTTTCCTCACTGTTTAGATACAAAAAAACCCGCCTAATTAGCGGGTTTGTTGGGGTTATTCGGTGTTAGTTGCTCGGGTTGCTGTGCTCTGAAAAATATTCTATTAGCCACTCAAGCCGTGTTCGTGACGAATAATCAACTCCCTCACCGTTGTAATCTGGTGAGTCTTGGCTTTGAAATTCGATTTTAAAAACATAATCCAAGTCAAGATTTTGCATGCTCAAAATCTTCAATTCGATTAGCTCGCGAATATCGAGCATTTGATCGTCTAAATCAGTGCTGTTAGCCCTCACATAAATATCGGTGAAGATGGTTAAATCATGCTGATAAAGCTCTTTCGTAAAATCCTGCTTTATATCAGAGCCCATAGACACGCTGATAAGCGGAAACTTCTGCTCGGTATCAACGTTGGTTTTCACTACATCAACAATAACCCCGCCTTTTAACGTGCTTAGTTGGGTGTGGAATGCGTTTATAATGGCTCGGGCTTTATGCATGCTTTAACTCCACTGTGTAGAATGGATCCACTGTGTTTGTGCGCTGGTTTTTACCTATCACATAAGTTAATCCATCGTAAAAAACCGAGTCGCCGGCCTTAATTCTCTCCGATGCTTCATAAGAAAAACTGGCCGTAAGCTCTCGCCTAAGGCCGGTTTCATCTTCAAATTCATCATCAGCAATGATCGCCAAATACTCAACACCCACAACAAAGAGTTGCTTACCTAACCTAGAAAGCGCCAGGTTGGCCAGCCGCGCTCTACTGTTGTGGATATTAGCCATTATACGGCTATTTGACCGGTCAACTTCACCAGAGCATTACCATCGGCATCTTTAGCCGACAAAAACACACCTACAAGGGTATTTGACGTCAAGGTGATGCTGATAGTGTTGTTAGCCTTAAAGTAAGCCTTAGCCCCTTCTGTTGGTGCCTCTGCGGCAGTGACAGGCAGCGAGAAAACCCCACAACTTAGCCCTTCAAAGGGTGTTGCTTGGGCTTCGGTTGTAGCTGCAACCACCACGACTGATCCGACTTTGTAAGCCGTGCCAGATACTACGCCGCCAGTTGGGGCGGTTAGGCTTAAGACGTTTCCGTCTTGTATAAAATTCTTCATAATTTAACTCCGGTTAAGGGTTAAGGGCAGCTATTACGCTGCGCCTTTAGATTTGTACATAGTGCGGAAGTCAAGCGGTGCAACACCGGCATCGAGGCGAACTTTAAAGCTGGTCCCGTCTACGTTCCAACCTTCCATTTGGTCAAGGAAAGGTGAGGAATTACCGTCAAGGTAAGCAACTTCAATTGTGTCGTGCATTGCGCCTGCAGCCAAATACCAAGCGGTAGCGCTAGCAGCGTCAAGGCGTGATTCAACAACAACGTTAGCCATGCCAGCAACCGGGTTTCTTTGGTTGTTGCTTTTGCCTGGGTAAACCGTGTCGTTCATCAAAATGCCAGCTTCGGTTTCCAATGATGCAGGAACAATTAAATATTCAGGCATTATGTTAATCGAAGTGCCATCGGCGTCTTTCTGCAAACGGAAATTCTTACGAGCAGCGGTTAATGCGGCAACATCAAGCGCGGTGCTTGCGCCTGTGACGTAGTTAGTGTGATCGGCGTGGAATAAAGATGTGCCATCAGACATTTCAGGGTTATCAATCAATACTGCATAAACCAGATTGCCCACTGTGCGAATGGCTGCGCGGCCCATACGGGTAGGGATTACAGTGAACGCACTTAAATCATCATTGATGATAGCCTGGCGGGTAATGCTGAACGCTTTGCCGTAAGTGGCCAAAGCGATTTTCTCGCCACGCTCACCCATGGTTGCGTATTTATATTCGCCACCTTCTCTGATTTTATCCAATGATGGGAACGAGTTTAAATCAACACGATTCGAGGTTTTAAAGTCTGAAAGCGTACCGCGCTGGGTCCACTGTTCGAACGTTTCGCCTGATTCATCATAGCCCTTGAGCATAGCTTTGTTGGCTACGTCGGCCAATACACTGCCAAAGTCGGAACTTGAATGAGTGAATGCTGCGCCAACCAGTGACATACGATCGCCATAAGTTGTTGTGCCAACACCTTTATCAGCTAAAGAGGCGCGAGCCACTTCGACCAGTGTCATGCCGCGATAGGGGTTATCGCTTGAAAGCTCGTTAGCTTCCATTTTGACACCGGCGCGGGATTTGATCGCTGCAACCATCGACTCTTTAACAATCTGGCCATTGCCTGCGTGGGCAAGGTTGGCAGAAAACCCACCCTCTTGAGGCTTGGTGCCCTCGCCTATTTTAGCAAGTAACGACTCGCGAGCTTTATCAATTGAGCACTCGTTATCTTCAACACAAGCAGCCAGAAGATCACTGTGAGCAGATGCGAAAGTACCGAACGCAGCACGAATGCCTTGTTTACGGGCGGTTTCTTTTGCTTGAAAGTCGGCAATGGCTTTTGCTGCCACGGCGCTTACATCGACTGGATTGGTTTTTGCAACTACTTCAGTTACACCTTTTTGTTCGGCGTTAGGTGCCGCTTTTTCGGAGTTAGGCATAAAGCCTCCTTCTTTGGGTTGATCGCCAGCACCTGCCAACGGTTGTAAAATTGTTTGATTTTTGAATGATTGAAGCTTTGTTACATCGAACGATGCGGCCAGTTGAACTTCGGCGCTTACCTGTGAGGCAAATCCCATT